TGCCTCGAATGTCGGTCGAGAAGTCTTGGCGTGAGTCGGGTTCGGAACCTTGCCGGTTGCTGCCGTTGCCGAGCAGCAGGTTTGAGCCTGCACCAGTAGCAGAAACCGGCGTGTAGTTCTCGGAACCGGGAGTGAGGTCTGTGACGATCATGGCGTTAGCCGTGGTCGTCGTTGTTGTTACGCCGCCAGACGAAATGTCTTGGCTGCTGGTGTAGCTGTAAGTTGACGATCCAAATTGGCTTGTGTCAGTGTCCCAAGCGTTGTTCGAACCGCCGTGTGTCACGTTGGCGGTGTAGCTTCCACCAACAACGATGTCTTGCGCGTAGCCACCACCCAAGGCGACGTTGTAAAAGTTGAGCGTTTGATACCCGCTTGAACCATTAGCCTGCAGATAAACGTTGGTTTCAGTATTGTTGACGCCTGCGTTATCGACAATGGTGCAGTAATCGAAATTGCCCGTTCTTGTAATGCTGTTTCCGGTGAAACTCCACAAGCCGCGTGCGTTGCCATAAATCAAAGAGTTATCGACGGAAAAGCTTGTGGACGCGGCTGTGTAAAACCCTCTGTATGGTGAATCATGGAGGATGCACCGAGAAATCAGCACGTTGTCTGCTGTCACAAAAATGCAGTTGAAACTTCCGGTTTCAATTTCAAGATATTCGACTCTTGCGTAATCTGAACTGAGTTGCAAAGCTTGAGTTCCGGCGACATTGACGCTTGCATGTCCAGTACCAGCCACACCAGCATGTCGGTTGCCGTCAGACACAGTCAGCCACATGTAATTCGACGAGGTCGGCGTACCGGTTGCTGGGCTCAAATTGACTGCTGCGCTGTAGACACTGGAATCGTCGATTTCGATTTTGTAATACCCAGAGGAAACGTCGCTGGCTGCTACTGCTGCAGTGATCGTCGTGTAATCGCCGGTGCCGTCTGTTCTGACCGTAACTGTCGTGTCAGCCATCTTTTTCCTCCCGAGGCAACGGGTCGTCAGCGTCAGAACGCACAGCGCCGTGCCCGTCCTCGTGCGACGGGTCAAACCAGGTTCGGTTTACCTTGTGCTCGGATACCTCGCAGAACCGGTTTTGCGTCATCGTGATTTCACCGTCGATGTCAATGACTGCAAGTTCTTCCAATGTGAACTCGGAGAGGCGCAGCCGCCAGACCTGTTCGTGCGTCACGACTTCGCCGCTTAGCGTTTCCTCGTCAAACTCTGGTTCGCCGAGAACAGCAGGCCGAGTTGCTTGCCGAACGAGTTTTGCTCGAATCTCGTCGGCTGGCACCGACCCGCTGTTGACCCGAACAATGCAAAACCGTGCGTCGAACTCGTTTGCATCACGGCCGTCCTCGAGCCATCGCCGCAACGACTCACGAATGCCGTACTGCGCAGTCCGTGGCCGAACGTCAAAGATGTCGCCACGCTTCGGACGAGCGTCAGACCGCTCCTGGTCGAGCTCGTCGCGGTCGTTGTTGCGGAGGTGAACGAGGGCGGAGAACGTCACGAGATGTTGACCCACAGGTCGCCGGTGGTTTGACCGCTCGACGGTGCTGAGGTCGACACGGTGAGCTTGCGGCCGGCGTTCGTCGATCCGGACATGTCAGCGTTTTCTGCTGCGACACCGCCAGACGTAATCATGTTGGTCCACGACGATGACTCGTAAGCCTGGTAATAGCCGGTGTCCTCGAGGTAGCAAATCATGCCATCCGCCGGCGACGTAATCGCTGCGTCACGAGCTGTGGCGTCAGCAAACACCATGACGGCCTGGTCGGCCAGGTAGCCCTGCACGTTTGCTGCCGTCAGGATTTCGCCCGACACGAATGTTCTGTAACCGGAACCCATGAGTTTTAGCCTATCTGATTGACGTCGAGGAGTCCGTAACCCGCATCATCGAGCAGGAAGAACACGGTTTGTGCTCCGTCCTCGAGCTGCACGGTCATTTGTGACCCTGTCGGTGTGATGTTCCATCTGACGCCGGAAACGACGCCAGTAAAGTCGAGTGTTGAGCTCGCGCCTTGGGGACGTAGCCGGACGGTTGTTGAGTCGCCGACTGATGTTTTGACGAGCTGGTAGTTGTCGTTTTCGCCTTCGACGATTGTTTGCAGGACGATGTCGCGCACGGCGAGCGGTGGTGCGTTTTCGGTGCCGTACTGTGCCAGGAACGCGTCAGCAAGCTGTTTGGTTGCTGTGTCGTTTTCGCACAGCAGCCCGGTGCGGCTAATGCTTCGTGCGCCGAACTCGTCGACGTTGGCAGTAGCTGTTTGTTCGGTGCCGCCGGTGCTGGTAAACGAAACCTGCGAGTAGCTGCTTTTCGTGCCCGAAGCGAAGTCAATGGTTGAGTAGTAGTGCGGCTCGGTGCCTGACGGCGTCAGGCGTGCATCCCACAAGTTCAGCGGGGTCAGGCCAACAACGCCGGTCACAGCGCTTGTTACTGGTTTCTGGCCTCGTGTTCGGAACGTCACAGCGTTGTTTGGTGTGGTGCCGTCGATGGGTAGGCCGTGGCGGACGTAGACATCGCCGCCATCAGAATGTTCGACAGTTTGCAGCAGTGAGCCGGCGTTGCCTTTGTAGTCGGTGACGGCTTGCAGCGTTTGGCCGGTATCGCCGGACGGGTTAACAACTTCGGTTTGTTCGATTTGTGTCGTGACAGCGTTTGAGGCTGCGAGAACGCGTGAGATGTGATCGGCGGCCGGGCCGGCATCGACGTCGAGGCCGTCGGTAAAATCAAAACCGACTCGGCTGGTATCAAGTAGGCCACGGGTTGCCGAGTCCAGGGTGAAACCGCCAGCCGTTACCGTGCCGAACGACAACGTGCCGAGCATCGTCAAAGCATCCGAAACAGTCACCCTCACAGACGACTCAAACGTGCCCTGAAAGCTGTACTCGATATCGGTCACGACGCCGGTGAACGCTGCTGGTGGGCCGTGCGTCCACGACGGTGCGCCGGCCCCAGTCACGTCAGCGTAAATGCGGACCTTGGTGCCCAGGAACTGTGCGTTGGCGTAGGTGCCGCCGGCGTCAGGCGTGTAGGCGCTGGTCGTGTTGTCGAGCTGCAGAACGCAAGTGCCGCCGCTGTACGACAGCGCGTCGCCTCGTTTGCCGTAGCTGATCGCTGCGCCCATAACGTCGCCGATCGGCACGGCTGGCGGGTTGCTGCCGCCGTCCTTGTCGGTCGGCTGAAACTCGAGCGCCCAGGCCCACGAAGCCATTACAACTGCCCGGTAAGGATTGGGACGGTGCCGCCGTGTGCCCGTGCGTACCGTTGCAACGCTGCGACAACATCGGCACCATCCGAGCCGACCGGCATGTTAACGGTGACGTTCATTGTGCCGCCGCCGCCTAGGCCGCCGAGGCGGTTGTTGTTCATGATCGTGCCTGAGCCGGTCGGCACAAACAGTTCCGGCCCAGTCTCGCCGACGATGTACGGGCTGCCAGCGCTTACTGGCCCGCCGGCAGCGAGGCCTGGCACGAAGCCTGCAATGTCGCCGAGAATGCCGCCGCCAGGAATTAGGTCTGCGATAGCGCTTGCGACTGCGCCAGCAGCAGACTTGATGCCGCTGACGATGCCGCCGACCAGGTCTTTGCCGAGCTGGATCGCGCCGTTAACCATGGCGCTGGTGACGTCAGCAAGCAGCTTGACAAGCTCCTTAATTACGTCAGGCGCGACGTCAATGATCCATTGGATTAGCGCCAGGCCCCACTCGGCCAGATAACTGACGATTTTGGGAAGTGCTTCGGTCAGCATCCATCTTTGAATCTTGATCTGCAGCTTGGTCATTTCGAGCAGCAGCGGCGGGATTAGCGGCCCGACCCACTCCACAAACGCTTTTGCCCATGACGCAAGCTTTTCGACGATCATCGGCAGGCCGATGTTGATAAACCAGTTTGCGAACGCTGCGATGAGCTCGCCGAGCTTCATGAGGAACGGCGGGATAAGCGGCCCGATCCAGTCGATAAACGCTTTGGCCCATGCTTGAAGCTGTTCGACGATGGCCGGCACGGCGACCGTGTACCACCACTTCGTAAAGTCAAGGATCAGGTTGCCGAGTGCTGCAAGCATCGGCGGCCCGGCCTTCTTGACCCAGTCGACGAATCCTTGCGCCCACACTGCGAGCTGTGCCTTGATCGTCGGCCACGCTTCTTTGATCCGTTCGGAAACGTTCGAGATGACGCCGCCCAGGCCCTCCTCGTCAAACACCTCGATGAGCTCGACAACGATGTCGGCGGCTTGTGCGAACAGCGGCAGCAGTTTGCGGGCCAAGTCTTCCTGGAGCTCGCCGAACGCTGCCTTTAGCTGGTTCTGTGCAGCGGTAAGTCTGTTGCCGCCGGCGGCATACGCTTCCTGAGCGTCGGTCGACTTCTCGAGGATCAGGGCTTGCGTTGCGAGTGCCTTGTCCTGCGCAGTGATCGCATCCCGGCCGTTTTGCTGAGCGATCAGCAGGGCACGCTGGTCGACTTCGGCCTGGTTGATCGCGATACCGAGCGACTTAAGCGAGTCACGTTCGCCGAGCAGCGCCTTTGACAGGATTTCGGCGGTTTCTTCAACGCCACGCTGCCCGCCAGACCACTCGGACAATGCACCAGCGAGACCGATGATCTCGGTCGACATGTCGGCGGCCTGGTCGGCCGTGAAACCCATCGGCTTAAGCAGGTCACCTGCGTTAGCGGCAAGGCCGGCTGCCTGGGTTGAGGTGAGGCCCATGCGGGCTGCGACTTCGTCGGCCCAGTCTGTAACCGTGTTAAGCGACTCGCCGGAGAATACGGTGCCGATCTTCTGGTCGAGGGCGGTCAGTTCCTCGCCGACGTCGAACAGTTGCTTGCCGACAACGACGGCCAGGCCGCCGGCGGCAGCACCCATGACACCGAAGCCTTTGACGACGTTTGCCGAAACGTTGCCGACTTTCGTGCCGAACTTGCCGAGCTTGTCGCCGGCGTCACCGACAGCTTTGGTAAACCGCTTCGCGTCGGCAAGGATTGCGACGTTGATAACGCTTGAGCCTGCTGCCATGGGTCAATCCTAGAACACGCGCTTGATGATGGTTCGCACTTCGTCGTTGTACCGTTCGATCACTTCCTGCCGGCGATCGTCAAGTGCTTCGTACATGAACGGCTTGGGCCGGATGCCACGTTCGGCCCAGCCGAAATGAATCGGCCCAGCGTAGGGCACCGAGCTCGGGCCGCTCTTGCGGTTGTTGCCGGCTCGGACTCGAGCAGCAGTCTTTGTGCCGCTGCCACGCACCGAGTTGCGCAGCCGGCCGCTACGCACAGGCGTCTTCGTCTTTGCCGTGCCGGCAACGTCGTCAGCGAGCTCCCTGTGCAGGTCTTTCAGGTCCGACATGTCGTCGCCGACTTCACGGAACTTGCGACGCAGCTCCCTGCCGCCCTCGACTCGGACTGCGGGTTTTGCCATCGTCAGCGCCTCCGTGCTGCTTTCTCTTGCGCCTGGTGACGCTCTTTCAGAATTGCCTGCAACGCACGAATAACGGCCGGGGAAGCGTTCTCAAGCTCGCTGATCGGTTGCCCGGTAGCGA